GTCGGTCCGGCAGCGGTTTATGGGGAAATACAGTTTATTCTGGGTCCTTCAGATAGAACCAGCACAGACTATAGAAAATCCATAGAAAAACTCAGAGACGCCTTGGCTTCATACAGCCACAACGATTCTATTCTGTGGTCAGGCGGTGATCCACTTTCACTTTTACTGGTAGGTGTAATTATCAAAGAAAAAGGTATGTTGCAATTCACATACTTGCGCTATGAGAAACCAGATAGTAGGGATAATAAATCAGCCCCATACTACGTTCCTGTTATGGTGGAACTGATATAATCAGTCCGGGAGACTAAAATGACAGACTTCTTTGAACAGCCAGAAGAATTGCCTGAAGGTGCAGGTGTGAAAGATATCGTCACACTATATGTCAGCCGTTGGCAGGAAACTAAGCGAGAGTATAATATTCTTGAAGACCAAATGAAAGAGCTTAAAGAAAGAATCACAGAATTAGAAATGAAGAAAATACCGGATGCATTGTTGGAAGCAGGTCTCCAAGAGCTTGTTACCACAGAGGGCCTGAAGGTTTCTCTACAGCAATATACAGGCGCTATACCGCCAGAGTCCAAGACAATGGCTTTTGACTGGATGGACCAGCACGGCCACTCTAGTCTTATCAAACGAACTGTGAGCGTTAAGTTTGATAAGGGGTCTTCTCAAGCCGCTGCTCTAGCCGAGGAGGCTATACGTGCCTTAGGACTAGAGCCTAAAACTCTATTGGATGTCCACTTTCAAACATTCAAAGCGTTTGTTAAAGAGCAGACAAACAAGGGGGTTCAGCTTCCACTAGATCAGTGGGGTGTTTTCTACGGCACAAAAGCAGTGATAAAATAAATAGAGTAAAATATCCCTTGCGCCGTGAGTTGTGGTGCGTAAAATATAAATTCCAGCATAGGAGAATGTAATGGCAGAAGCAAAGAAGGATGCTGCTACGTCTGAAAAGACCGAAGTAGCGAATACTGTAGGAACTTCAATTTCAACCCAATTTCTTGAAGGTGCCGGTGAAGGGACGGGGGATTTTTCCCAGTCTGATTTTACCGTTCCATTTATCGGTGTGTTGCAGGCGCTTTCAAAGCCTCTACAAAAAGGACACGCTAAATACATCAAGAGTGCAGAACAAGGCATGTTCCTGAACTCCGCAACTCAGAAGACATATAGTGGTGATGACGGCTTTATTTTCGTGCCTGTATTCTTCCACCATCGTTACCTTGAGTGGGCGCCGAACAATGGCGGCATCGTAAACGACTGGGGTAATGACCCAACCTTCCACGACAGCATTGAAGTCAACGATAAGTATCAGCGCATTACTCCGGCTGGTAACGAGATCGTTGACGCAATGGAATACTTTGGTCTGATTGTTGATTTGGACACCAAGACTTTTGAGGCGGCAGTTCTACCGTTTTCAAAAGTGTTCACGAAACGTGCGAAGAAGTTTAACAACCTAATTCGCGCCCATGTAGAAATCAATAATGGTAAGCCGGTGAAGCCCGCCATTTATTTCTACGCATACAAGATTACTACAGTTCCTGAGTCTAACGACAAGGGTTCTTGGTATGCTCACCAAATCGAGGACTTCGCTAAAGTCCCTGAGTGGGGTGAGTTCGGCGGACAAGTCTTTCAGGCTGCGAAAGAACTACGCATGAGCGTAGCGTCCGGTGAGTTGAAGGCAGCCGTAGAAGAGCCCACTAACACCGATCAAGGTGATGGTGAAGGTGCATTTTAATTAACCTATAAGATACAGAGGATACTATAATGGCTATCAAATTGGATACTGAAAAGAAATTGTTCATGGGACCTACCGTGGTTCGTGCAGGCACTACGTTTGACGTCATTCGTCAGATTGTACGTGACCTGGACAAGGGTGAAGGGGTTTCCTTCGCTGACCTGTCCGAGAAGATGCTCTCGGAATATACCCCAGCGAAGTCCAATAACTATAACGAGTCTTTCGTTAAGTCTTATGTTCGGGATGCCGTGAACAAGTTCGGTCATCTTTCGCATGAAGACCTTGGTCTTGAATACGCTGCTACGGCGGCTGCTGAAAAGAAAGAGCCTGCTGCGCCAAAGATCAAGAAGTCTACCAAGGCTGATCAGGCGCGCACAGACCTTCTCAGTGCTGTCGCTAAGCTCGGTGAAGTGACCGATGTTTCTGAGATCGCCGACTCCAAGGTGACGATTGCTGATCTGATCACCGAAACGAAGCGTAAGCAGAAGACCTTGGAAAAGGACCTTGACATTCTTTCCAAAGATGGATTGGTCACTCTTGAAAAGATTGAAGAATCAGTCTATGTATTCTTGACTGAAGCAGGCTTTGATAAGCTTGACCGTTCAGAAACTTCTGAGGCTTAATCTCCCAGGGTGTGAACACAGGGCCGAGATATAATGTCTCGGCCCTAATTTCTTCGGGAGAAAACTCGTGGCCTACGACAACAAAATTATGGACACACTGATCCATTATCTCAGTGAAAGACATTTAATTTGGGAACGTCGCCAGAATGGTGAAAAACTACCATTCACAAAAGATTCTATTCTAGCTAAATACAAGTTCACCAATGTCCTCCGCAGTCGGGACTACACGACTCGCTGGTTAGTTGACAACTGGTACAAACCGAATCACAATCAACCCGGCGAAATCCAGGCGTTGAACTGTGCTATCGCTCGCTATTTTGGCCGTGTGGAATTTCTAGAAGATCTAGGCTATCAATACGAATGGAATCCTACGTATATCCTAGAAGTCGCCAGACGTCGTTTTCGTGAGAAGAAGTCGGTTTTCACAGGCGCTTACATTATCACGAATCAGGGTATGACAGACCCTAAAGAAGAAGTGGTTGTGAACTGCTTTCTAAGCCCCTATCGCATCGCGTTGCCGGAGCTTGTTGAAACAGCACAAGAAACCAACTCCTGGAGAGCAGTGGCTGAAAAGTTATCTCGCCTTCCCGGCATGGGCGCATTCATGACGAAAGAAATCTTGCTTGACTGGCAGCTGACTTCTCTTCTGAGTAACGCCGTAGACAAACTGACTTGGACCCCCGCTGGTCCTGGTGCCATACGTGGATTGAATCGTCTGCATGGTCGCCCGCTCAATGCTGCTTTGAAACAGGGCGACGCCTTGAGGGAAATGAAAGAACTAACTGGTGAATTAGCTTCAGCACAGGCGGAAGGACTTCTACCTGAGACCTTCCCGATAATCGGTGTTGACTTCGGTGTTACTGATGTCCAGTTTAATCTATGTGAACTAGACAAGTATGTTCGGGTTGTTAACGGAGAAGGTAGACCACGATCAACCTTCAGACCAAGGAAATGAAATTCTGTAGACTGCTCATAACTTCTCGAGTCTTCGGGAGAAGTTTTCCGGATGCACAGGTAGAATTTCTGTTCGGACCTGAGTGGAAACAGGTCACGTTCGGGAAAAGTGTGGTTGGCCTGCGATGTAGACTAGTCATATTCCCTTCCAAAGAGCATCTTAGGATACTTGACTGTACCGGCACAGAGTGGGACGAATATAACGAACTTTGTAGAATGACACTTGAACCTAGAGGGCAAATGCTTTATATTTAATGATTACTTAGGGAGAAGTAAATGAAGATCTATATACCTACTCGTGACAGAGTCAATGCCCAATTCACTTGGGATAATCTAGGGCCTGTGCTACAACCCTTTACAACCCTTGTCTGCCCGGCAGAGGAAGTCCAGAGCCATCTAGACAAGGGCAGGAACGCCATCGCGCGCCCACCCGTGCGCCTAGCCCATGTGCGGCAATGGCTTGTCGATGAGGCTGTAAAACGGGGCGAAGGCCATTTACCTATTATCATGTGTGACGATGACCTCGCCTTCTTCGTTCGTAAGAGTCCAGAAGCTCACAATCTTCGTCCTGCTGGTCCAGATGTCTATGAAATTTTCCAGCGACTGTATAATTACGTTCTGGCTGGTCCGGAAGTTCATGCGGGCCTGAGCCCACGACAGGGGAATAATTGGAGCTATCCAGATATAGTTGAATACATTAATCGGATGAACGCGATTCATTGCGTTCTGCCGAATGCTCTTCACCATTACAATATTCGTTACGATGAAGTCGACATGATGGAAGATTACCATGTCACCCTTAGTCTGTTTGAGCGGGGTGAGCGCAATATCACAATCCAAGATGCTGCTTGGGACCAGTGTAAAGGTTCTGGAGCTCCGGGTGGATTTAGTCATTATCGGACCAAAGAAACTCAGGCAGATGCTGCGAATAAGTTAGCTGAACTCCACCCGCTGACCGTGAAGACGGTTCTGAAGAATCCTGCGACTGGTGCAGGTGGATTTACAGGCGAAAGGCTGGACGTTAGGGTGCAGTGGAAGAAAGCCTATACTACAGGAACTCGCAACCCTACTTTCACACGATAAGGAATTCATAATGCAGATTGAATACTCAGGTGTAGATAATGGCCTAAATACAGTCCTCACCCATCTCTTAAATAAGGGAGTAGAAGAACAGAGTCGTAACGGCCCGGTTCTACGCTTTACCGAACCTGTTCTTCTAAAGAACCATGCTCCGATAAACCGAGTTTCTTTTAACCCTCATCGTGATGCAAATCCATTCTTCCACTTCATGGAAGCTATGTGGATGCTGGCAGGTATGAATGAGCTAGCACCTATGACATTCTATAATAGTGGCATGTCCCAGTATTCCGACGATGGCATGACTCTTCGTGGAACAGCTTATGGGCGTAAATGGCGATCCTATTTCGGTTACGATCAATTAGAATTAGTTATTGCTAGAATCAGTAGTAACCCGGAAGATCGTCGTATTGTGATGACCATGTGGGACCCCTATAATGAGTGGAAAGATCCAGATTCTAAGGACATCTCTTGCAATCTCCAGATTCTATTCAGCACTCGTCTTCAAGGCGGTCAAAGAGTGTTGGATATGACAGTTACTAATCGGTCTAATGATATCATCTACGGGTGTCTAGGTTCTAATGTCTTTCATTTTTCTATGTTGCAGGAATTTGTGGCCTTTCATACCGATTTGGTGGTGGGAAACTATTATCAATTCGCTAACAATCTTCACGCTTATACCGATAATCCTGTCTACAAGCGAGTTGTTGAAGGAGCCTATACCCCTGCTGACAGACCTTATAAAGACACTCTGACACAACTAGGGATGACTCTAAACGCTAACACTTTACGAGAATTCGTAACGACCGGGGCGCATAATGGGGATGCTTATTTGAAAGAAGTCGGCGTACCTATTTATGAAGCCTATAGAGTCTACAAACTCAAAGCCAAAGGATTGAACGTATCCAGAACTAGTAGAATCTCAATGGCTCTGGCTATAGCCACGGAATGTGCAGATGAGTCACTAAGTGCAGCTTGTCAAATGTGGCTTAATCGTAAACTGAATAAGACCATAGAAGCATGAACGTCTACGAAGCCTGGAGGTCCGGCAAGGTAAACCGGATGCATACTGCCCCGATGCTTCATCGCGAGAATGTGGCAGAACATACTTGGGGCCTGTTATTTCTCATTCTGCGTTATTGGCCTGAAGCGAGTAGAGAGTTCCTAATAGCAGCTATCTTCCACGACGCTGGTGAAGTTGCGACTGGGGATGTTCCAGCTCATGTGAAGTGGGCTAACGCTTCAATCCTTGAAGTCTGTGAGAACCTAGAGCAGGAACATCTAAAGAAAATGCAAATCCCACTTATTGAACTGGGTCCAGTAGAAGATTTTCTATTGACGGTATTTGACAAGCTGGACTTTTGTGTTTCTTGTCACCATGAAGTAATGTCTGGGAATAGAAATGCTAAACTACTGTTCATGAGATCTTTATCGAGGGCTGAACAAATCCTCATAACGATTAAGAGTATGGATTCAGTAGTAGGTATCATAGCTGAAAGAGCTGTGTCAGAAATAGCCTTCCTTTCGGCAGACTGGAGTTAACCATGTCAAAAGCTAACGATATTCAACACGGTGGAAATCACTACAAGCGAGCCGGAGCAATCCAGCACTGGGATTTATGTGGTAAATACAAAGTCGGTTATTTTGAGAGCGCTGCGTCCAAGTATGTTTCACGTCACGATCAGAAGAACGGTCTACAAGATCTTCAAAAAGCCTCCCATTATATTGAGAAGCGTTTAGAACTCGCTAAACAATTTCCAGAAACGCATAGCGAGCCAGAAGGATCCGTCCCGATAGGAGAAGTCTTAGACTGGTGTGACAGCTTAGAATTAAACACCCCAGAAGATATTATATGTATCGCTCTTCTTTCATGGGGGCAGCTTTTTGATTTAGAAATCGCACTAGTTGTGTTAGAAGATCTAAAACTTGAGCGTTACCCAGAACACGCAAAAACCTTGTCACCTGAATAATTTCCCATTATACATGATTTTACGAGACCCTTCCTAGCGTTGGGTGCTCGGTTTAGGGAGAAAATAGTGACCGATCTTCTTAGTGCGCTTGCGGCTTCCGCTGACTACAAAGTTCCTACGAATGACAACTTTAGTTATCCTGAGCTTTATGGACCGATAACTATTGATACTGAAACCCATGACCCTTATCTAACTGAACGTGGTGCTGGCTGGGCGTATGATCTCTTCGGCGCTGGCGCTGGTAAGATCGTCGGGATTTCCGTCCACGCCGACAACTTCCACGAATATCTACCGATAGGACACACTGAAGCTAACTTAGACCCTAAGAAAGTTAAGGGGTGGCTTTCAGGACAACTTACGAAAGATGATACTCAGCCGAAAGTTTTCGCGAACAGCATGTATGATTGGGGCTGGATGGAAGCCGAAGGTATTAAGATGTCTGGAGACGTCCAGGATGTTATGTATCAGGCTCCGCTCATTGACGAAAATCGCATGGCCTACAGTCTTGACAGGCTAGGTAAAGACTATCTGGGTTTCGGTAAAGACGAGCATCTTCTCCTTGAAGCTGGTAAACTCTTAGGGATTAAAAACTCTAAGAAAGATAACGTCAAGAAGCACATGATGAGATTCCACCCTAACCTAGTCGGGCTTTATGCTAATCAAGATACCGCTGTAACAAGGGGTCTTTGGGATTACTTTAACCCGGTAATAGAAGCTGATGATCTTTCTCGTGTTTACCAGCTAGAACTTGACCTTATCCCAATGCACATCAAAATGCGGATGCGCGGGGTTCGAGTAGACGTTGACGAAGCAGAATTACAGCAGAAGATTCTCCTTGAAGCAGAAGCTAGTGCTAGGAAGTTCATCAAGCGAGAAACAGGAATCCTAATCGGCAGTTGGGATAACGCTGCTGAGTTGGCTACCGTTTTTGACAAGATCGGGATTACTTATGAGCGAACAGCTAAGACGCAGCAACCGAGCATTACTCAAGACTGGTTGCGCTCTCTCAAGCATCCGATCTCGGACACCATTCTTACAGGTCGTAAGGTATCAAATAACAGAGCCACCTTCATTGAAAATGCTATCCTCAACCTTCAGCAACGCGGCCGGATATTTCCGAACTTCAATCAGTTAAGGAAAGACAGCGATGATGGGGCGGGTGGAGTTATTGGGAAAGAACTGAAGACCACTTCCAAGGGTGCGGTCAGCGGGCGTTATTCTAGTTCTGGTCCTAATTTCCAACAGATACCGTCGCCGGAGAGGGATGACCCAAACGCAGATTTTCAGCTGGGTTCCTTGGTAAGAGGATTGTTCTTGCCCGAAGAAGGGGAAGAATGGCATGGTCTAGATTATTCTTCCCAGGAGCCTAGAGGAATTATTCACTTTGCTGAATTGACAAAATGCAAAGGTGCTCACGCGATGGCTGAAAAGTTTCGTGAAGACCCTAATACAGATATCCATTTGCAGAACGCTATTTTACTCCTGAAGAAGAAGCCGGATTTCGCCCCTAACGCTAAGTCAGCCAGAAAACCTGTTAAGACTATCGGTCTCGGTATTGCCTATGGTATGGGAGGAGGTAAGCTCTGTTACCAATTAGGGCTCCCTTATACTATGTCTACCTGGATTACAGGCGGTAAAGAAATTGAAATTATGAAAGCGGGTCCTGAAGGTGTAGAGATCATGAATGCCTTTGATGAATCAGCTCCCTACATTAGGCAATTAGCCGAAATCTGTAAGAATAGAGTTAGGTCAAAAGGTTATATCGTAACTCCTATGGGGCGCAGATTCCACTTTCCTAAAGATGAAGCCGGAAAGTATATGTATCTCAATAAGGCGCTTAATCGCCTGATACAGGGTACTTCTGCAGACATGACAAAACTGGCAATGCGCGACCTCTACCGGAATGGTATTCTCCCGCACGGCACAGTTCATGATGAAATAGACATTAGCACTAGTGACCCAGAAGTAGTCAAGAGGGCTAAGTATCTGATGGAAAATTCGCTGAAGATGACAATACCGATTGTTGTTGATGTCGGTACTGGTAAGAATTGGGGAATATCTTCAGGTAAAGAAGGTGGGCGTAATTATCGCCGATTCATAGGAGAAGAAGCATGACACCAGTTCAGATTGCATTTAAGTTACTGCATCCTCTAGCAGAGATTCCATATCAGGGCAGTTTCGTCGCCGCTGGCTATGATGTCAAATCAGTCGTAGATATGAGTATAGCTCCAGGTCACACGGAATTAGTTCCGTTAGGCTTTGCCGCTGATATGCCGGACCATGTCCACGGGCAGATGAAGACTCGTTCGGGAATGGCTGCGAAAGGTATGGTGGTTCTTGCTGGTGTTATTGATTCTGATTATCGTGGTGAGTGGAGAGTAATACTTCATAATGCTGGGGCGACAACTTATGATATTGCAGCCGGAGACCGCGTGGCGCAAATAGTGTTTACCCCTACTATAAAAGCTAGTTTCCACACTGTAGAAGAGCTTTCTGAAACGGTCCGTGGGGCAGGGGGTTACGGCAGCACCGGGCGTTAACCCGACACGCTGTATGAGGCTTAAAACACGTTCATAAAGGTAAGATATTATGGCTATTCTAGTTGTTGACGGTATGTCCGTTTTGAAGACTATTTCTGGTCTGTTAAGTGGATTCACTAACGGGTATTCTTTCAACTTTTTCCAGACTCTAGCAAGTACTATCAAACATACAGGCCCGATTGAAAAAATAGCTGTTTGCTGGGAAGGTGGTAATGCGAGACGTACTGAAATCTTCCCGGCCTATAAAGCGAACCGGAAACCTAGCAATCAATTAGTTAGAGATCAGCGAGAGAATTTCGTGAAGCCTCTGCTTGTTTCTGTTGGGGCCGATCAGTATATGGCACCCGGTCATGAAGGGGATGACGTCGGTGCATACATGACAAAAGAATACATCTCCCACGGACTAGAAGTAGTTCTTCTTAGTAACGACCAAGATTGGATTCAGCTTGTTCGTCCGGGAGTTTCCCTTTACATCAAATATGCTTACGACGGTAAAGTCACCCCGAAGACCCTAATCACTGCCGATAATTTTCAAAAGGTTACAGGTTTTCGAGACGGTAAAACTTTCTTAAGAGCCAAAGCTCTAAACGGCGACGGTTCAGATGAAATTCCGGGCATATACGGAGTAGGTCCAACAGTTATTAAGTCCTTCCTTTCCGGAGGAGAAGTAGCACCTGCTAAACGCACTAGAATAGAAGAGTTTATTGCTTCTTCTGATTACGGACGTAATTTACAACTCGTGAATCTATTGAATACGAGTGATCTACCGATACAATTAACGCCCGGTAATGCGAATAGACAGAACACTTTGAAATTGGTAACCGACTATAAGTGGGCTAGTATACTAAAGAAGTTCCCCGCTTGGTGGGAACAAATTAGTTGCGAGGCCGAGTGAATGCAGACGTTTGCGCCATACGATAATATACAAAGATCAATGCAGGCGCTAGATTATAGACGTCTGGGAAAACAGCGTGTAGAAACTAAACAGATTTTAAAGACTTTGACTATACCCCTACTGATAAAAGCTATCCCTGTTCATTACGATTTCGCAAAATTAGGTATAACAGGCGAGCAGTATGCCAGAGGCCACGCAGGTTGGCAGAACCACCCTGCGACTCTTCAGTGGGTAGGCTACGAAACAGCCTTAGCACTATATCACGATCTCTGTATAGAAGAGTGGGTTACTAGAGGCTACAACAATACGATGCCTTTTATGTTGCCAGACTGTGATAAAGTAGTGATGCCGAACTGGTGGGATGACGAAAAGTTCCACAGTAGTCACCGCAGTAATCTTCTACGGAAAGATCCTATCTTCTATGGTAAATATGGTTGGAAAGATGACCCAACTCAAGAATATTACTGGCCTTCCCAACACTAACTCCCGCAGGAGCATGGAGAACATGGAAAATTTCAATCTAGCTGAACCTGAAGAAAAACGTGATGGTATAACTGTCGCTGGAGTCTTCTTCCCATTTAACAATCAACAACAGGCGGCAGTCAACGATATTGAAGCATGGTTCAAGAAGATCAAAAAGCTTAAGAAAGAGGGGTTGACTGTAGGTGATCTTGCAGTTCTGGTTTATATCCTACAGGGGTATGCCGGAACAGGGAAAACTTCACTGGTTAAATCACTATTTGAAAAGCTGGGCATTCCTCTTGCCCGGATAGCTTTAGTTGCCCCGACAAATCGAGCAGCAAAAGTTCTAGCTAACAAGACTGGACTATTCACACGAACATTGTTTAGTCTGCTATACGCCAGTCAGAGAGAAGAACTTGAATTAGTTAGAGTGAGATTACGTAGCTGGGACGAAGCGAGTAGTTTCGTACAACTTGGTGATCTTCTTGTAGAGAGCCAAGACCCAGAATGGGAAGAAGAGTTCCAGCGCCAATGGGAATCTAATTATCATGACAGTGAGATAGAAAGTCAACAACTAGAACAAGAGCGTCTTCGTGCCAAGGAGTCTTTCTTAGCTAGTCGCATAACTCAAATCTTAGTTTATGAAAATATCCAGTTACCTGATGAAGCTGAACCACGCAACAAATTATTTCAGGTAATGAAGAAAGAACGTATGCAGCAACATCGTGAAGAGATCAAGGAAATCTTAGCTCAAGATATGCCTACTCGTTTGAAAGATCCTTCAGAAATATCTTCTAGGTATGATATTATTATCTGTGATGAGGCCTCTATGGTTAATCTCGCACAGGGGAATGATCTAATGAAGATTGGTATCCCTGTTCTCTTAGTAGGAGACCCTTTCCAGTTGCCTCCGGTCCGAGCTAAGGCATATTGGGATGGGAAACGGGCTAATACTGTTCTCACACGTATTGAGCGACAGAAAGGTGCTGGTGCCGGTATTCCGCTAGCAGGAGAAAGAATTAGAAATAGTAAAAGTATTGAACGTAATGAGAGTGTGCAATTATTTAATCGTAACACTCTACCCGATGAAGACTGGCTGGCAGCTGATCAAATACTAGTAGGTACACATAGAACTCGCGAAAAACTCTGTAACTACATTCGCAAACTTAAAAATCTCTCAACTCCCTACCCTGTAGCTGGGGAGAAAGTAGTAGCTGTCTATAACGACAAAGGTATCGGCATTATGAATGGCGAGCTTTATGAAGTAGTAAGCTCAGAACAAGCCAGAAATGGTACGGTAACTCTCATGACCCTCAAAGACCCATACGGGCTAATAATTGAAAATGTGTCTGCTTGGACTTCTGGTTTCGGAGGTCGCAGTAAAACAGAATTCTTGGATGAGGCTTACGGGAAATTCTGGTTCGGGTATGCAATAACCTGTCACCAGTCTCAAGGTTCCGAATGGCAAGAAGTCATTGTCTGTGACGATTGGCCTAGAAATGATATTGATGTTTGGCGTAGATGGTTATACACAGCCGTCACTCGTGCAGCTACCAAGGTGAAAGTGATAGCATGATCTTACCCTATCGTTCTTATTTACAATCTAGCTTTAATGCAGGGCAGACAGTCATTTTATTCTAGATTTTCAGAGACTGGTAATTTCGAAACTCTGGTCAAAGATCAGTAAATCACACTTGTCAACGGAGCTAAGTGAGTATATTCTCTTACAATACTCTGGGAGAATACTAGATGCTCGCACTAATTTTTGATACCGAAACGTCTGGTCTGCTAGATTTTAGAAAAGACCTAGGTGATAAATGTCAACCTGAAGTTGTCCAACTCTGTGCTAAACTCTCGCTTGACGGAGTTATCGTCAGTAAGCTCAATGTGTTCGTTCATGGTGAGCGTGAGATAGAAGAAAAAGCCTTAGAGATCCATCGTATTGACCGGACAATGACTGCTCGTTGTGGCATCAGTCGTCGGGAAATGGTGATGGCTTTTAATGCCATGGCCCGAAAAGCTGATATTCTAGTTGCACATAACGAAGAATTCGATGTTAAGATGCTGACAGTGGCCATGTTGCGAGAAGGTGGCGCTGGATTGATATTCCAACAGAAAGCACGATTCTGCACGATGAAGAAATCTGTAGACGTCTGTAAGATCCCCAGCACTACGAAGCCTGGAACATATAAATGGCCTTCTCTCAAGCAAGCCTATGAGATGTTGGTTGATCCGAGAGGGTTTGATAACGCGCATGATGCTGAGGCAGATGTCGATGCTTGTCACGCAGTCTATCGTGTTCTAGCGGCTCAGTAATGAGGTGGGCTAAAAGTGGAAAAGCTAACACTTCTATTGAGATCACCGAAGAATTCGCTCAAGCTGTTGCAGAGCAATACTTTCTCTGTGAAAGAAATCGTCGTAAAATGGGTTTTGCCTTGGGTATTGAGGCTTCGCTTGACGAGTTCTATCTCCACGACCCGCGGATTAGAAATGAAATTAACGAAAGAGCTAAGAGTATGAGACAAGGCAAGCTCTACAGCCACGAAGAACATGTGAATAAAATCAAAGAGATTAGAGATCTTGCAATGAGCGGTATTATCCGGGAAGACCCTGAAACAGGTATTGAAGTAGTTATAGAAGCTCCTGATCTTAATCTAGCATTGAAAGCTGAGATAGCTTTGGGTAAAGCTTCGGGTCTATATGAAGACTTGGGTGCTCCGCCTGAAGAAGAAGCAACGACCGTAGCTGCTCATAAATTGACTAATGATGAAATACGTGCTCGCCTTAGTAAGATTCAGCAAAAAGCTCTACCTTCACAAGATGATCTCAAGCCGATCAAGACCGTAAATGATGAAGCATTCTAATGTCTACCTACGAAGAAGAGCTCTTAATTGAGCTGGAGCGTAGAGAAGAAGCCAAGATTCACATGGCTTCGTTCGTCCCATACGTTACTGAAGGTGAACTTCTACCTGCACCACACCATAAAATCATTTGCGACGCTCTTGATAGGGCAGTCCGAGGAATCTCTAAACGAATCATTATAGCCGCACCGCCAGCACATGCCAAATCAGTTTATTCTTCCTATAACTTTCCGGCCTTCTGGTTGGGGAATCACCCTCGCGATAAAATTATTGCTGCTTCCCACACTCAACCATTTGCTGCTGAAACAGGACGCAAAGTCAGAAACTTGGTAGGTAGTGAATACTACACTCAACTATTTGATATCAAAGTTTCAGCCGATAGCAGGGCGGCAGATCGTTGGGAAACGACGGCTGGTGGACAATACTACACCACTGGAGTCAACGGAACAGTGGTTGGTCGTCGTGCCAACCTGATTCTTATTGATGATCCTTACAAGTCCAAGGAAATTGCATATTCTGCTACAGAACGAAAGAAGATCAGCGATTGGTATTTTACCGACGTTGTTCCTCGCCTGCTACCTAATGGAGTGATCGTCGTTATCGCTACCCGCTGGCATGAAGATGATTTGACAGGACAGATTCTTAAGAAGTCGGCCAAGGGTGAAATTGAACCTTTTGAACTAATAAGTCTTACAGCTATTTGCGAAGACCCCGCAAACGATTTAATGGGTCGTGCTTATGGGGAAGCGTTATGGCCCTCCCAGTATCCGGTCTCTAAACTTCGTGAAATTGAAGGAGGAATGAACAACTCAGATGAGTGGGATGCTCTTTATCAACAACGTCCACGCCCTGCTGAAACAGGAGAAATTCGACAGGAATGGTTCGGTAGATACGACACTTTACCAGATGAACCTATGTTGAATGTCACTAGCTGGGATACCGCTGGGACTGTCAATGAGCGTTCAGATTTTACCGTAGGGATTGCAGCCTCAATAGGTCTTCGTAGCCGTAATATCTATTTGACAGATATGTATCGCCAGAGGGTTGAATTCCACACCTTAATGCAGGACGTCCCTAGATTCAATTTGAAACACCAGACAAATGCAGTGCTGATAGAGAATAAAGGAACTGGAACTTCACTGATCCAGGTGTTGCGTCACTCCATTAATTCAAATGTTATCCCGATCAGTCCTCAGAAGTTAGGGGATAAAGAGTTTAGGTTTGAACTCTGTGTGCCGATGATGGAAGCAGGTAAAGTATTCATCCCTAGAAAAGCCCCATGGATTGCAGCTTTTCTGGAGGAAATCCTGACCTTCCCTGGAGCTAGTCATGATGATATCGTGGATGCTTTCTCTCAGCTTATTAACCATTACCGTCAACGGGGCGGCGGTCGCAGATTAGCCCCACTCACAGGGGTTTAGTAGGCTCGTCGAGCGTCTTTACCGGCTAGGCTAGGGCATAATGGCGCACCCCTGTAATGAACGTTCTCGAGAGCTCTCTAGCTGTTCTTAAAGTGTTCTGACAGGCTTGTAAACCCTTGTTTTTACCTTGTGTCTCCACTTGTGGGCTGCTACTATATACAGCTTACCTAGGGAGAAGCTAATATGACTGTTCAGTTGCCGACAGACTACCAGAATTTCATACATAAAACCCGCTACGCTAGATTCCGCGATGACTTAGGTCGCCGAGAAAATTGGGACGAAACAGTCACTCGCTACTTTGACCACTTTGAATCTGACCTTGAAGAACGCCATGGTTATAAAGTTCCCCGGACACTACGCTCTGAACTTTATGACGCTGTTTTGAAACTTGAAATAGTCCCGTCAATGCGGGCTATGATGACGGCAGGTCCCGCACTAAAGAGAGAAAATATCGCCGGATACAACTGTTCATATCTTGAATATGACCGTCCGCGCGCTTTCGCTGAATGTCTGTATATTCTTATGTGTGGTACGGGAGTCGGTTTCTCTGTTGAGCGCCAAGTCATTAAGAAACTGCCTGAAGTACCTAATGAATTCACTAAGGTTGACAAGACAATCGTGATAGGTGATTCCAAGCTAGGTTGGTCCAAGGGCTTTGACGAACTTATCGCCTGTTTGTATGCCGGTGAAGTTCCTAACATAGACTACAGCCTAATTCGCAAAGCTGGTGAGCGTCTTAAGATTTTTGGTGGGCGAGCCAGTGGACCAGAGCCTCTCCGTCAACTTTACGATTTCACTATCAAGATTTTTCGTGATGCTAAAGGACGAAAACTCCATAGCACAGAAGTTCACGAGATTGCTTGCAAGACCGGAGATATTGTGGTTGTAGGTGGTGTTCGCCGGAGTGCTTTGATCAGTATTAGTAACCTGAGTGATCTTCGCATGAGGGACATCAAATCAGGTAACTGGTTCACCGACAAGCCTCATCTTCAGTTGGCCAATAACTCGGCTGGCTATACTGAAAAGCCCGATGTCGGTATTTTCATGGACGAGTGGGCTGCATTATATCGCTCTAAGTCTGGTGAACGCGGTATCTTCAACCGTTATGGCGCTGAAGAAAAAGTGCAGCGATTAGGTCGTCGTGAACATGGTTATGCTTGGGGGACTAACCCCTGTGTGACGGGTGATACCATGATTCCTACGAGAAAAGGGTGGTTCCCGATCTCACAATTAGAAGGTAAGACTTGTGAAGTTTGGAACGGGGTAAGATGGTCGACAGTGACACCCTATTCAACCGGACTTAACGAAACTAGTGAGATCTTATTCTCAGACGGGACGAGTATCAAGGCTACTGACTATCATGGTTGGGCGATTCACGGTCCTGGCAAAACAGGTGAGAAAAAACAACATCCTACGCCGGGAAGAGGCAGAACACACTACCGTAAGGTCATGACTTCCCAATTGAAGCCGGGTATGTCTCTCAGTAAGTTTGATTTGTTTGACCTTATGGAAGGTGTAGAACCCGATCCAAAGATAGACGCCTACAGCCAAGGGTTCTATTCCGGAGACGGCAATAAGAATTCCACCGGGTCTTGGGTTTACGAACCTAAGTATGCAGTCATCCCTAGATTAGTGGGAACCATTAAAGAAGCACTTCCAGAATACAATCGCCGTGACTGGAAACATGGTGAAATGCTTCCCAAGAACTTTGTTCCGCTCAACCACAGTCTAGATTACCGAATCAATTGGTTGGCTGGACTTCTAGATGCAGATGGTTGCTGTGTTCAGACGAAAGAAGGCTCTGATTCCATACAGATCTTTGCAGTAGATAGAGAATTCCTAATGGACGTCAAACGTCTTATCCTGGGCTTAGGCAGTCATTGCCAACTTAGTCTCGCCGGAGAAGGAGGGTTCGGTTTTATCGGTGAAGATAACGGCTCAAGAGCTTTCTTTAAACCGACACATAGACTTACAGTAAGTCCTTATGAAACACAGAACATCCTCTCCAAAGGTCTGAAAACAAATAGGTTGGAGTTCAAAGAACCTGTATTTTTATCAGAACGTCGTCGATATGTAACTATCGTAAGTGTAACCCCATACTCTCAAGAAGAGACTTTCTGCTATACTGAGGTAGAAAATGGTCTCGGTATGTTTGAAGGTATTGTAGGCCCGCAGTGCGGCGAAATCATTTTGCGGGATCGTGAACTTTGCAACCTCAGCGAAGCAATCGTCCGTGAAAATGATAGTGTGTCTAGTATGCTAGATAAAGTTCGTCTCGCATCAGTCCTTGGGACATGGCAGTCAACACAGACCAGCTTCAATTTCGTAGAGCCAGAGTGGCAGAAAAATTGCGAAGAAGAGCGGTTGCTGGGAGTCTCGCTAACAGGTATTTATGACAACGCCATGATGCGGGGGGATAGTGGCCTTGATAAGCTGAGTATAAAGTTGCAGAAACTTAAGTCAGAAGCCATCAAGTCTAATCGTCTAGAAGCTAAAGTTATCGGTATTCCAGCTTCCGTTGCGATCACGACTAATAAGCCTAGTGGAACAGTTAGTCAGCTGGCGCTTTGCCCGAGTGGTATTCATCAAGGACATAGCCCGTTTCATATACGGGGAGTCTCGCAGGATAACAAAGATCCAGTTACTCAGTTTATGGTGGACTCTGGGTTTGCCTACGAGCCTCACTATTCGAAGCCTCAAGACATGACATTCTTCAAGTTCCCGACGAAACTAGCGGCACATACAGTTACGAGAGACGAAGTAACTGCTATCCAGCACATGGAACTTGTGAAATGTTACAACCAGAACTGGAGTGAGCATGCTGTTTCATGCACGATCAGTATCCGGGAAAGCGAATGGCCTGCTGTCGGTGGCTGGGTGTATGATAACTTCGATGATCTCGCCGGAATGAGTTTCTTACCTCATTTTGAAGCAGATAGCAGCTATCCCCAACTACCTTATACGACTTGCACAGAAGCTGAATACAACGAAGCCTTGGATAAACAACCCAAGAACATTGACTGGTCCAAGATGGCGGATTACGAAAAGGGTGAAGATACCGTTGCAGGGACTCGTGAGTTTGCTTGCGTCGGTAATACCTGCGAACTTATTGAATCGGTAAGACCTACTTAATACAAGGCTCATCGAGCAAGGCTAGGGCCGGGTGGCATACCGCTACCCGGCCCTTTCTCATGCTGCTGTAGAAGGCTCTATTGGCGGTCAGTAAGCTTTCAAAACAAGGCGTTAGGCAGCGCTGCTTAACACCCACTAGAGATTCTTAAATTAATGCTGTTTATGAGGCTTCTGTGGTGCAATGGTGGCTGGTGGCTTGCACAATGCCTAAGCCTAACACACTATAGATACTCTATAATGTCCTGATTTGTTGGTGTCTGTAAGACAACAACTCCATAATCGGAAACCCCGGCTTTTGAGGGCCGGGGTTTCTTAGCTCGGGAGAAGCACGGTTCAGATTGAGGAACTCAATGTTTACCGACTTTTACCTTAGCCTTGGTTTACTCTTTAGACAAACTTAAAATGCAGCCGCTGCCCGTTGAGGAGGAATGTATTCTTTGCCGCCTGCTCGGATGCGAAGAATAGAGTCGGCTGGTATATGCCGGTAAGCTCTTTTCTGCATGTCGTAAACTGCAACCAGATTGTGATCGGCTGGTTGCCACAACCGAGTATCGTTGCCACTAAGATGTTTCTTAACACCCGTCCGAGCTACCATCAACCGCTTGGTGCCATCAGTTCGCTTGATAAACTCTACTGAAAAGATTTTACCTCCACGAATCATAGCTTGTAATTTCTTTAGATCCATCATCATTCTCCCGAATTTTGGCCTTAAGATTGTTGCGTTTGTCCCGTATCTCTAAACGACCAGTGTCATCACGAGTTACGCTTCCTACGCGGTTGCCAGAGCGATCATAATAAACACACCGGTCACGAGTACATTCCTCTTTGAACCTGACCCTATCTTGTGCCGCGCTAACAGGGAAACTATGCACTATGGTTATTCCAACCGCAAGTGTTAATGTTCTCAGTAGATTAATCATCTGGTTTCTCTCTTCAAAAAGTATGCATCGATTTCCGTCATGAAGCCATATCCTCCGGATAGCGAAGCCCACCCCATTTAGGCTGGCGAGGTCGGTCAATTACACCGATTTCTAGATACTTGAATTTCAACTTCACCCCGCACGAGGCAGTGGTAAGATTATCTCGGTCTTCCCAAATCTCTTTCCGTAGAGCCGCCGTTAATCCGACACCTGCACCAACACTAAAAGTCTCTGCGAAATCTGGATGGCGACAGATTGCTTTACCCATGGTGTTCTTGCCAACTAGATTCGCTTTATGACCAGACCGTTTAGAGTTCCCACGTTCATCTTTTTCCTGCACATTGTTATTCTGCATTTCTTCTTCGTAGCCTAGAATCTCAGCTTCGGCATCTGCGTAAGGTTTCAGCGCCCAGAGCACCGGATTCTTAGTTGT